TGGTTGTGTTGGCTCGATAATTTGCCCACCCGGTAGCCGCCGACGCGCTACTACTAATATGCACGCTGGTTGCGCCCGCTCCAATATTGATTTTATCGGTAAATACATATCCATTGTTATCAACTGCGAAATTGCCGCTCCCGCTTATGTCGTCGCCCGTGCCACTGTTTGTTATCCCGATTGCGCTACCAGCGCCCACACCATATTTATTTATTTTTAACGCCGTTGTATTGCCCCGCTGTTTGATCACCGCCGCCTCGCTTGCAAACACATCAACAGAGATGCCATAGCCTATGCTCTGGCTAACACTCCCGCCAACAACAGACAAGCCCACCGCGCTGGCCCCATATGCCTCCCCAGCTATTGCGACAATTTCCGCCGCATCGCGCGTAGCATCTGCCTTGCCATATAATCCCGCATAATATGTCGCGGTGCTATCGTTATATGCCTGCGAAAACAAACCCGCGCTAAATGTATCGGCGGGATAGGCTAACAAATCAATCCCCCCGTCGAATTCACCGCCCATGTTTATCACAGCGTTATCGTTCGGCGTATAACTCCCAGGCATGTTATAGCGGAATCGGTTAAACGTGGTATCCGAGTCGAGCACATTGCCGAAAGTTTCACCGTACTTGTAGACATAGTTTGTGATCGGTGGTACCCATGTTCCGGCCATGCAGACTGCACAAACCAAAACAATCAGCAACGCCGATTTGACAATAAATCTTTTCATAACCTTTTCCTTACTATTGCTGAAACACCCCGGAAAAACTCGCCCATAAATTTAGTAGCCGCCGGAACTAGAAACGGTTGCGCTGGAGTTTTCACCGTTCCATATTCAACCCATGCGGCATATGGTCTTTTCCCGCCCCGGGCCGTCACACTTCCAGATAATTTATTGCGGCTAAGATTCGTTCTTATTGATGCTGCCAAAACACCAGTTTTAATGGGCACTGTTTGATATGCTTCGTATTCGATCTTGTATAACGTCTCCTCAAGCAATTTCATACTGTCCGTGGTTACAAGCTCATTGCCAATTCTAATAGCTGCAATAAGCTCATTGTTGTCTTTTTTATTGACGCTTGCACTAATCATTTAATGACCTTCCCCATGCATCATTTTCTTTAAATACTATATCTCTGTCACATTTTTCATAATTTTTCCACCATTTATTTATTATCGCTTCCCAACAATCTAATTTATTGGCTCGTCTCTTGTCATTTAATATTCTATTCAAACATCCCATTGTAGATATTTCTATCATTATAACCTTGGCATCAAATATTTTTTGCATTTCATATCTATCCTTTATTCTGGGCAAGCATTCGATTATCCATATATGGCGCGCCGTGTTATCCTCTTTTATCAAACCATATAAAAACTCTCTTGTTTTTATTGCATAGTGCATTAAATTTGCGGGCTTGTAATAAGCAGGCAGCATGGTAAGCGCCTGAAATATTTCATCAAGGTCGATTACTAAATCATCATCAGATTTATTGTCTAAAACAAATGTAGTTTTTCCAGCGCCCGGAGGCCCGCAAACTATAGTGATATTAGATGTCATGGTCGCCTCTCCTCAACTCGGACTGTTATATATCGATTTCCGCTATTGAGCGGCTCCGCCGAATCAACTTGAAATATCCTCTGACCTATTCTCGGATCGTTGTAGACTATCCTCCAATCCGACTCAATAAATGGTATCCTATATCGTATCGTTATCATGTGCGTTATGGTTTGCGCCGCTTGCGCCGCTATCAATTGCTCTGTCTGTTTTAGTGGCCGGATATTGGCAAACATGCTATAAACATTCTGCCAATTATCAACAGTTTTCCCACCATAATTATCATTCGACAGTATGGGTTTTTGTACCAAAATCCGCTTATCTAGTTTCCCAGTTCTCACGGGAACCTCGTGAATTCGTATGGAGCTAAAAGCGCCTGGGCGCTGAGTGGTATTTCAATGGGAGCATTTCTACCAATATCCGTTAAAATCAACTCCCGATTTTGGAACCAATGCGAAATCATAATTTCCATTGATTGAATTATTGGCGTCGGGATTTGTGATGCAGCGTCCCCATAGCCATTAACGAAACGCACTATAACGCGATTGTAAGCGCCTGTTTCTAAATCCGGGTATGACTCGCCATAAATCGGAGAAATACGCGCTGGCTCCGCATATAGGTCGGTCTGATAAAGCGCATCGCTCCACGTTTGCTCCACGCCATCGGTATCAAGATATTTAATGCTGGTTATCGATTGTACCGGTGGCCTGGTTAACCATATCTCAGATGGCCAATCATCGAGGCGTAATTCCCACGTTTGAGTAATTAGCGCCCGGTTTGTAATTCTCTCGACGTATTGACGCGCGATTTTAATTAACGCTGTTACGATGCTATTTTCATCACCAGCGTCAATCCGGCAATGTAATTTAGCCTCGTCCAGCGTTATTGGTTCGATTGCCGGTTCTGTTACTATTGAGTATGTTCCTACCATTTTCAATCTCGATTTTTCGAGGTCTCGGGCTTTCGATCATTGCCCGGTTTTGTGGTTGCAGAGCGGCGCAATTAATACGCCGCCCTACATCCGTTTTATCTCGTTTGCCAGATTCGCACATAGTCAACCTGGAGTTCTCCAAGACCCGCGCCGCCATTTTTATACAATCCGATATACGGTTGTAATATTGCATTTGCGCCGGTAGCCGCATATGAAAATGTGGTACCGGTAGCAACGCCCACGCCGTCAATGTAATATTTAACATCAGCGACATTGGTCGCGTCAATCCTGTAAATGTGCCATGCAGTGTTAAGCACGGTTACGCCGCTTGTGGCGCTTCGGTCTGTGGCGTTGTCGTCCATTTCGCAGAACGCCTCGCCGGATCCGTCATGGGTAAAAAAACAACTATAGGTGATATTGTCCGGGCCAGCCGCATAGTCACCGACAAGGCCAACAACCGTCTCAGAAGTTAACGTTGGGATTACATTCACCTTCACGCGAGCCTCGAAAACACAACCCTTAGTCAAATCGAAGTTGCGCTCATCATTAAAATACAGCGCGGCGTCTTGAGTTTCGACAGTGTTGTCAAGCTCACACTGGATTACGCCACCAGCCGCGTCACCTATCCCTGCCACAGCAGCCGCACCAGCCGCCGCGACAATTTTTTTAGTCCACGGCATCCCGGATTCAGCAGCGCCGGCCGCCGGAATAACAAGCGATGAGCTTAAAAAATCATCGTAAAATACCACTGGATAAAATGGCGCAGTTCGCTCTTGCGTGGTTGCATCATAGAATGTGAGATGTTGCGTGTCTCGCCATTCCGCAGAAGTTTTTCCCATATTCTCACCTCCTCCCCTTTCGGGGTGGGGTGGCTATCAAAGCCACCCCCTGGTTAAGTGTTAAACTATTTCGGTAGCACTCTGATCTTCGGCGTAGCGCGCGCCGCTCAATATGACAATTGCGCTGGCGATAACGCTATTCGCGCCATTTGTCAGACTCAGTTGCACATATGGAGAGCCGTCGCTCAATTCCGACGCATCAAGCTCGATAACGTAGAATATGTTGTCGTTAGCGCTGGGAGTTGTACCCGCAGCCGCTACCGCCGTTCGAGCACCGAGAGTGTCGCCTAGTGACGTTTCCTCCTTATATATCGAGTGCGCGATAGCCGTCGCACCAGCAGCCGCGAAGCTTGTGCATTCGTTGACAATGATTTTTGTAAATGCGGCCGCGCTCACACCGACCTGGACGATTATGGTAGCATGCGCATAATCCCGCATTGAGAATACATCGCCGGTAACACCACCGGTTATATCAATTGGAGGCAATATGTTGACAATATGCCCCATTTCAGCCGGGAGAAATCCTTTAGTCATGTCATCACCTCCTTATGCTCTCGTTGCTAACACGACATACGGTGATACCGTGCTAGTTCCCTTAAATGGTGTTAGGGCGCTATTCCAGATCGGCTGGCCGTCGGTGCGCAAGACAAACCGGAAAACGCTTTCGTCATAAACGAACCGGACGTGGATCGATGTGTCCGACTGAATGCCGCCCTTGTTAATCATGAGATATTCGTTGAGATCGCAGAGAATTATATCTCCGGTTGTTCCGAGCGTCTGGCATTGCTCAATCGGGATTATGGGTCGGCCCATGAGTGTCGCGTATGGCGATTGGCTCAGACCGCCCGGAGGCATAAATGCAGGGCTCCCGCCGGTTCCAACCGTGATACCCATATCATACAGTTCCGGTTGCACATCCTGATTGACGAGCCATACCGCATTCTGCTGGCTGCGCGCCCACAGTCGAGACCACATTTTAACGATGTTTTTATACACGACAGTAGCTGCCGGTTGGCCGGTCTCTTTCGGTACTGTAACCAATCCGCCGCCCGTCATAATGCCGAGAGGCTGACCCGCCCCGGTTCCATTGATAATGGCTTCATCGACCTTAAACCCGAACTCCTCGGAAAACGCCATCGATATAAACGCGCCTAGCGCCGCAGCATCCTGCAACAATTCATCAGTGGCGTAACACAACCCGATGAGTTTTTGGAGATTCAATTCCATCTGGCGAAGTTTGGGTTTGCTGGCAGTTTTTTCGGCTGCCTCATCAACCCAGTAGGCGCGCACGCCGCCCCACCGGGAACCGTCCGCGCGTGATGTTTCGTTTACGGCATTGATTTTCAGGCCGTTCGAGGTGCCGGAAATCGGGATAGTCCGAGTCCGCCCCATGAGGATTCCGGTATCATGGATTTTTTGAAGTAGTTCGGTAACGAAATCCTTCTGAACCAAAAAGCCTCCATCGGTCGGAACGCCTTCGCTCATCCCGGTAGCCGCGCGGGTTTCAACCAACCGAGGATCTACAAATCTCTCGGTCGGGTGACTTGCCCGGTATACCGCCTTGAGTTGTTCGCCGAAAGAGCGGAATCCCTTTGTCTGGTCATCGCTGGTAGGTTCCGGCTTAGTGGCCGGTTTCTCTGGTTCGGCGTATCTTTTTTCCCGATCAGCCGCGCGTTGTTCGCGTTCAATATCCTTTTCGAGTTGATCCATTTCGGATTCTATTTCCGCGTAGCGCGTGTCCTCTGCTTCAGTCATTGCGCGCTCATCAGATGCAACCGCATCCCGAATTGCTTTCATCTCATTGTACAATTCCCGGAGGTGCGCTTTCATTTGTTCGATTGTTTTCATATATTGCCTCCTGTTAATTTGATTAATCTTTCGGCCATTCTTAGCCGCCTGTCCACGTCGGTTAATGATATTTCTCTCGTTGCATCAGAGTGGTAGCTAGCCGGCTCTACTGAGTTGCTATCATCATTATCCGATCCATCGGAATCATCTGGAGTTTCTTGCGTTCGGCCTTCAGCGTGATTTTCATCGGCGCTGGAAAGGTGATTTTTAAAAAGCTCCAATAATTCTTGCATCATTTTTTTGTCTTCATCCTGCAACGGCGCGCCGCGCCTTAATCTCATTTCCAGGTTTTGCAGAGATGAATTTAAAGACACGTCGGTCTGTGGGTATGCCGCGAATGTCACCGGTGAAATATCCCAGAGCTTGACCTCGGTCACGACATACACCGTTTCACCGTCGCGCACCTCGGAGACTTCATTAATAATTTCAAATCCGAAAGAGGCTTGTGTGATGTCGCCGCGCTCGATACTGATTAACAGATCGTTCGCAAAATTTGTATCTGGCGGAGTTATCTCAAACCATAGCCCGACATCATCCTCCCGGAGTGTCAATGTGCCGGATTTAGTTCGGCCAAGAACATACATCGGGCTATGGTTGAAAAGCGCCCGAACATCAGCCTCTTGTATAGTTTTAGTAAACGCCCCCGGTTTAATTATCTCTCGATAATATCCCAAGTCCTCAGACAACTGATTGAAGACCGCCGCATGTCCCTCAATTTTTCTTTTTTCTCCCTGTTCATTTATGCGAAATTCCTTTAATTTAAAAGCCCGTCGTTTCAATGGTCTCATGATACCCTCCTAATCAGCGCAAGCGCGCTTCTGACTTTTTCTTCATCCTCTGGCGTCAATTCATCCCCCGCCGGAACCATGTTCAATGGTGTTAAATATATGTCGCCATCCTCAACTGGGTTCATATCCTCAAATGCTCGAATCTCATTAACAGATAAATAACCCCATTGTCTACCGATGGCATAAGCTTTATGTCTGCTGTCAATGTCGCCGCGCAATAAAGCATTTGCATTGTGCTTGATAAAATATTTTTTCCGCTCTTCGATTGTGAGCAGAGACATGTTGCAACGCTGTTCGATATTGACTAACCACGGCATCATGGTGTGCTTGACGAATCCTAAATCCTGTTGCTCGATGTTGCTGTACGTCGCCTTGTCCAAATCCATAATCATATGTGGAGGTACCCGGAATAATCCAGCTATTTCAACGCGCGACATTTTTTTAGACTCGATCAATTGAGCTTTTTTAGGATCGATTCCAACCTGTTTGTATGTCATCCCCTCTTCTAAAATCGCTATTCTGTGCGCGTTATTTAATCCCCGGTGCTTATCCTCCCATGATTTTTTTAGATTCTTTAGCGCCTCCTCACCGAGCTTACTGGGATGCTCTAATACCGCGTCCGTGTTAGCGCCATTGCTGAAAAACATCGCGCTATATTTCTGAGCGGCGAGGTAATCACCTATAGCCTCTTGGCCAACATCGGCCATCGAATAACCAATCACGCCGTTAAAGCTTGGGCCACGATAATGTATAATTTCATCAGATTTGAATATTACCGGAGTGCCGTTTGTGTGCGTATATACATATATCAAATCCGTATCTTTTATATCGGGCCGTGGAGCGACATCGCTACCTAGGTGGAGCATTAAATCATTACCGCGATTAATCGCCATTCGATCAGGATTGAGTGGCCACAATGCTATAATCCTACCTATTTTATCCCGCTGAATTTCAGCATATGCGTTGCCCCGTAGCGCCATGTGCCTCATTACAGTTTCCCGGTATTCGTAGCTCGTCATTTCCGGGTTAGGAGAATCATGCAAAATAAAATATAAATTGTGGTCGGTCGCTTTTCGCTTGCCGCCGTTCTCAGTGTGTTCGTACAAATTCAACGGAAGCGCCGCTTCACTTTCGGATAAAACCCGAATGCACGAGAAAACCG